AAGACACCTGAAGGTGGTGGTTATCATGTATTTCATCATGAGAATGGTTCATGGAATGAACAGAATAGAGATTTAGTGTGGACAATATATCTCAATGAAGATTTTGAAGGAGGAGAGACAGAGTTTTTCTATCAAAAGAGAAGGATTAAACCCACCACAGGAACAGTTTGTATATTTCCTGGTTCATTTACTCATACTCATAAGGGCAATCTAGTACTTAAACGAACTAAATACATAGTAACAGGATGGTTCTATCAACAACCAGTGTAAAATGGAATTAAACAATAACACATTAATTATTGACGGTGCTACCCATCGTGTAACAAGAGGTGGTAATACTCAAACCATATCTGATACCAGTTGGGATGCTTATTTTGTACCAGTATTATATCCTTTGTGGAGTGCTGATAGGGATAAGTTAGTAAAGTTTGAATATAGTAATGGTTCATCAGAGACATGGAAATGTGATAAGCAGAAGTATGTACGTAATCATACTACTGGACAGTATTATTGGAAAGACTATCAGTTTACAGAACCAACCATTGAGAATGTAAGAGATATGGTTACTGCTGCAAGAGAGGCATTTGATGCATCTCTATCAGTAGTAGAGACAGATGTTAATGGTATAGTAACTAAGATAATAGAGAAAGAGAAAGGTTTATCATTAACTAGGATTAAAATCTGGAGAGATTTTCTATTGCATACATCTGACTGGACAATGTTAGAGGATGCACCTGTTACTGCTGATGAGAAAACAGACTGGAAGACATGGAGACAGAAGATACGTGAGTTACCTGATCAATTTGAGGTTGCTGGTACTAATCTAGTTCAGAGTATCAAGATACCTATTGATCCAAAGGTTTACAAAAACAACTTCTTGCCTTATAATAGTGGAGTTGCTTACTTATCTACTGACGAACAGTACTGTGATTTCCCTGGTACACCAGATGCCGAGAGAAAAATGGATTCAGCAATGTTAGATTATATTAGAGTAGCAGTTAGAATTAAAGCACCTACTTCAAAGGGATTTAATTTAAACATACCTGGTGTATCACATATGTCTGATCCTATTGATGGGTTAATCAAACAGATAGAACTAGAACAAGCAATAGTTGACCAAATGAAAGGAAGCTAGTGATACGAAGAATGAAGTGGTTGTCTGATGTTGTCTGTGATAACATTAGCAATTTATATGATTGTAAAGAATTTCGTGATGGTAAGGCTACTGGTAGTCCTAATAGGTTTATTAAACGTAACCAAGAACTGATCGATGATGATGGAGCAGCATCTAAACTGTTCCAAGATCAATGGTGGAATTCTGAATTTGCTAAGCTCATCATGGTGAGAGCAATAACAGTACCAATGTTCGTCAAGTATGTTGCTGACGAGAAGGATCCATTCAACCAAGAGGTTGGTGGATTTTATAATTGGCATAATGATTTACCTATCATGGGCAGAGCAGATGGTACTTCGATAAGATCAGACTATGTTATGGTAACTGCTATTAATGACTGTACTGAGTATGAAGGTGGTGGATTGATGGTTAGATATGGTACTGAAACATATGAGTTTAGATTACAAAAAGGTGAATCTATATTCTTTGATCCAAATCTATGGCATTCAGTTAATCCTGTAACCAAAGGTGAACGTAGAGTATCAGTCATGTGGGTTGAGACATTAGTACAAGATGAGTATATACGTGAGTTAATATATGATTATGAAGATATGATTACTAATGTACTAGCATCATTGGATCCAAAGAAATGGAAACCAGACATCGATCCTGCTACATATCTTAACTCTGTTAAATATAAGTTGATGAGGAAATTTGCAGACACATACAGGAATAAGTAACAATGGACTATAAAGCATTAAAAGATACACTATCTGCCTATGCTAAGGCATCAGGTAAATCATTTATCTGGCATGATGGTCAGAAGATGCGAGCACTAGAGAGTGCTAGTGATGTAACTAAGATTAATACTGTGTGGACATGGTATAAAGATTTCATGCCTGACGCAGTGTGGGAAAATTTTAAAGTATCTACTTATGGTACATATCATTACAATGATAAGATAACAGCACAATCAGATGCAGAGGACTGGTTCCCTAAGTCTAGTCTATGTCCAGATGCAGATCATTACATATATGCATGTGTATTTGATTCTAATGGTGTTCTTGCTTGGGAAAACGTGGGTTAAGATCGACACCTTTAGGTGCTTCTTGAGTTACCATCCATGACTTACCCTTCTGGTTAAATCCATGATATTGTAGTGCTAATTCCTCACCCTCAAGAACAATGGTTGTGAAACCATGTGGTATTAAGAACTCTAGCTTATCCTTGATTGGTAGTATATCAACAGTCCCTTCTGATATTTTATAAGGTAGATTGTATTCTATACATTCAGGTGCATAAGGTTTCTCACCTTTCCAACAGTTATACATGAGTGTTACTCGTGTCTCACCCTCTGGAAAGTCACCATAATCACGAACAACACCGTGAAAGTATGGTAGTGACCATGATATATGTTTTCCCATCTTAGGTGCAGACCACATAGTCCACATATTATCACCAGTTATATAACATCCATCATTAGTAGGTATAGTCCAGTCGTGATAACGATCAATCAACACAGTTGGTTGACCATAGTCAGATAGATATGTTACACTACAAAATGGAGCAGATATATATCCTTCTTTCTTTCTGTGACGACCAAGGTCAGCATCAATATGAAATGGCCATGCACTTGACTTATTCTTATGAGTTCTGATCCACCACTCAGCACCAATATAACTTTCAAATGTATTGTGCTGTCTTGATGACTTGAATATAAATTCTTCTATTATATTTTGTGGTGGTCTATTAAAACTATACCACCAAGTCTTTTGTTCTAATGGATCATGTTCTTTAATATTATCAGCTTCAGTTCTTAGTTTGATCGCACTATCTTCTGTTAGATAGCTACCATATGATTCAATAGACATGAGTAATTATCAAATACATCCTTTTTTCCCTACAGTTATTTACCAATGTAAGATGACTCGTTGGGAAGAGTTGTTGAAGCACAAGAAAGAATATCATTTCGATCCTCATGAACCAATGGAGGGATCATATCCTTCAACTGGTGAGACCAGAGATAAATGTCTGATGCATCATGATGCTGAGTTAGAACCATTCTTTAATGACTTAACAAATAATATTATACAATGCTTAGAACAAGCAAGTATTAACACTGATAAGATTATACCATATATTATGAAGTCATGGTGTACCATGTTAGATTATAGTGATGATATGAGAGAACATACTCATGCATGTGCTGATCTATCATTCATATACTATGTTGATCCACCACGTGATTCATTCATAACATTTGGTAACCCTAATAAGAATCTCAACAAGTATTTTGATGGTGTATATGACCCAAGGAGTCCAAGGAGGAGTCTAAAGAGGGAGTCTAACTTCATCAATACACAGTATCAAACCTTAGAGGTATCTAAAGGTGATTTGCTTCTGTTCCCATCGACACTACCACACTACGTTAAGAGTTGTGAGGGTAAGGGAACATACTTGCGTTCAGTCGCTGGTGATGTTAAACTGATGCTTAACCCAGAATATACTGACCTTGATACAGGACTCATACACTATAGCCACTGGAGGTCATTTGGTTGAGTCAGTGTGCAGTTCAACAAACTGGCACACACCCACTGTACAAGGTCAGAAAACCTGTTATATTAGGTACATGGGAAACAAAGAGAGGTTCTCAACTAGTCTGACTTAGAAGCAGACACATGATGTTGAGGTAATCACACACAAGCACATGTCCTCTTTTGTTTCTCTCACCTTATACTATACCTAACTACCTACTATGTCTGTAGAATCCGTTCTTACTGATCTTGAGTATTCAATTGATTACCTTGGTTGTGATGATGAGCAATCAGGTGAAGTTTTTGCAGCAGCAGAGTCATTAGGTGTCTCACCTAGATACTTTGTTGAAGAGTTCATTGTTACTGGTGATGCAGATGTCCACAATCAGGACTATCTCTCAGTAGATACATTCAACGCTGTTCATGGTATTTACTTTGAGGAGGAGTGATGCAACCATCAGAGTCCTATGAAAAGTGGGATCGTGCAAAGACTCTCATGTTAGAGTCTTTGTACAAACCTGATGATAGACTAAGAGGTTGTGCTCATAACCAGAAATGTTTTTATGAGTTGATGGAAATTAAAGGTCAGGTTATTGAAATGGTACAGAATATGACTAATCCACGTAAGTATGTGGATGATACATATGATAAGATCCCATCAAGATACTAATGGAAGAAGAATTAAAGTTTGAAGTCATTCTTGATGAGGATGACTTCAATTGTTTGTATGAACTTGCACAGACCAGAGATGACCTGAGACACCTCTTAGTGCCTCTAGAAGGGGCAGAACTGAAGGTATCTTATAAAGAGTACCTGAGAGAGGTTGACGAAGGCGAGGCGATGAGTTATAATGAATTTATAGACTGGACTAAAGATCCAGACTCTCACATATTACCAGATGGTTGTCATGAAATCTGAATCAGTTGTTACAATGCTTGAGGTGAACACTCAAGAACTATATTATTTGCAGTCATTAATGATGCAAGCACCTGACCCTGAAATTGATGGTCTTGATTGTTCTGATCTATATGCTAGGTTAGACCAGACAAGAGTTAATGCAACAAGAGAACTTGAAACATTTATACCTGGATTTCACGACTGATGTATGATAACGAAACATTCATAAGAGAATATAATAATGTATTGGAACCAAAAGTTCTTGATGAACTTCTAAGGATATCCACATCATTATCACAGAGGGTAAGAAGACCTGATGTTAAGAATAAATCTAATCCATTAGCACATATTGATGGTAGAGATGGATTGCATCAAAGAAACAATGGTACTGTAAATGATAAACAAATAATAGTAGAAGCATTTTGGCCTTACATAGCAGCAGATGTATCTGACGCTATATTTACTAAAATGTTAAGTCCATATCTAGAGGAGTTCTATCTACTCAAAGATATAGATGCTGACTGGATGAATGGTATCACATTATTACAGAAGACAGAACCTTGTGCTGGTTATCATAAATTTCATACAGAGTCTACTGGATATACTAATTCATGCAAGAACTTAGCTTGGATGATATATCTTAATGATATTGAAGAGGGAGGAGAAACAGAATTCCCCATGCAGAAAACTAGGGTAAAACCTAAAGAGAATAAAGGTGTGTTGTGGCCAGCAGGTGTAACACATTTTCATAGAGGTAATCCACCTTATGATAAAGAGAAAATTATACTAACTGGATGGTTAGCAACAGCAGGTGATATTGAAACATATCGTATGTCCCATAAAAGAGGTGATCCAGGTCATCTTCATACAAGAACAGTGAGTTTATAATGTATCAAGCATTACCTGAATTTATTAAAGTTAAAGACAGTCCAGTAGCAGGTCAAGGATTATTTGCTACTGAGGATATACCTGAAGGTGTTGACCTAGGTATATCACATGTTGTTGTGGATGAATCTATTATGAGAACACCTCTTGGTGGTTTTGTTAATCATAGTGAGACACCCAACTGTATTAAGGTAGAAGAAGATCAAGAGTGGGGTAAGATATATTACATGAGAACTATCAAAGAAATCATGTGTGGTGAAGAACTATTTCTGTGCTATACTTTCTATAGTGTCCTTGATGACTAATGAATATCTTCGTTACTGACCCATCACCCTATAAGTCTGCTCAATGCTTACCTGATAAGCATGTAGTCAAGATGCCTTTAGAAACATGTCAGATGATTTCTATTGTTTGTTCTGATAAGTGGGGTCATGGTTATGGTCAGATCCACAAGAAAGATGGTACACCATATAAGACTGAGCATGGTGCATTTCGCAATCATCCTTGTACTGTATGGGCAAATGAATCAGTTATTAATACACGATGGTTACTTGCTCATGGTATAGGATTGTGTGCTGAGTATACACATCGTTACGGTAAAAAGCATAGTTGTGAAGAAACTATATTAGAAGCAGCAACTATCATACCTTTACAAAAACCTACTACACCTAAATCGTTTACGTTTGCAGGTCCAGATGAGTTCAAGCTTGATACAAGTATTGATATATTTACTGCCTACAAGAGATATATTGCAAGCAAACCTTGGGTTGCAGCAAACTATTTACGTGACCCATCAAGAAAACCAAATTGGATAGCATGAATTACATAGGATTAGAAATAGTATTTTGGACAGTACTATCACTTTACTTATTAACTAAATTTGGTGTGTTTAAAAAATGAGAAACACAGTATTATTTGGTGATTGTAGAGACACACTGAAGACATTACATGGTCATATTACCACTGGTATTGCTGAGAGACCTAGGATGTGTGTTACATCACCACCATACTATGGCCTAAGAGACTATGGTGGTGAAGATAACCAGATAGGTCAGGAACAGTCACCAGAAGAATACGTTCAAGAAATGGTCAAGGTATTTCGATCAGTACGTGATGTACTGACTGATGATGGTACACTGTGGTTAAACATTGGTGATTCATATTATAATTACAGGAAGGATGGATGTATACCTAAGCAGTCATTCGCAAACAACAGACAAGATTTACCAGAGACAACACCACGTAGATCCAATAAGCTTGTAGGATATAAAGATAAGGATCTAATTGGTATACCTTGGATGCTTGCATTTGCATTACGTGCTGATGGATGGTATCTAAGACAAGATATAATATGGCACAAACCTAATCCAATGCCTGAGTCAGTCAAGGATAGGTGTACTAAATCACATGAGTACATATTTTTATTAAGTAAGAGTAAATATTATTATTATGACCATGAAGCAATAAAAGAACCAGTAAAGCAAGACTGGGGTACAAGAAATAGAAAGAATGGTAAGTATCACAATGAGGGTACAGGATTGCAACCACATTCAGGTCTTACTAAATCATATACTAAGAAGAATAAGCGTAGTGTGTGGTCAGTGACCAACAAACCATATAAGGGTGCTCATTTCGCTTGCTATCCACCTGATCTCATTGAACCATGTATTCTTGCTGGTAGTGAGAAGGGTGATATAGTATTAGATCCTTTTATGGGATCAGGCACTACTGCTATGGTAGCTAAGAAGAATAGTAGAGCATACATTGGATGTGAACTGCATGAGGACTATGCCAGTTTACAAACTGCACGTATTTCCACCATTCCAGCGAAATTACCGTTAGTATAGGTACATACCAATCAAGGACACCCAGAAGTCATGGCTACACCAAACCTATTCGAGCAAATGTTCAAGACAGTTCTCTCAATGCATTTTGGTAGAACATTCTGGTTAGATGAGAATGATGATTTTTGTTCAGCACCAACTCACAAGGATGGTACAACCGACTGGGATATGTGGGATTATGTATCAGAGTGGGATATGGAAGGAGTTAACTTTGAGAGACTATTTGCTGTTCATAAGCATTTAGTTACTGATGCTGTTACAGAGTACGAACAGATGAGAGCATGACCAGTTAACAAACTGGTACACAGGGGGTTCACATGCCCCCATTTTCCATTATAATAAGTACATCAACCAAAGGACACCCAGAAGTCATGACTAAAACAGCATTCTACCCAGACACAATGAAAGTAGCAGACAGAGTAATCATACTCGGTCAGAGACTACAGTCAAACTATGATAGAAGAGGATATGCATCCGACACAGTATTTGATGTTGTTGAAGGTCGTAAGTATTGGAAGATTATGATGGTTAACAATCAAGAGAGTGTACATGCATTCATTGATAAGAAGACTGGTGATGTATTCAAACCAGCATCATGGAGAGGACCAGCAAAGATAGCAAGATATAATCTAATTGATGAAGTCTCTTATGCACAGTGCATAGAGAGAGCAGACTGGTCAGGTGGTTACCTCTATCTTAGATAGGGGTTGACTTCTGTCCATTCTCATGCTAGACTTATCTTAACCTCATAGACCTATGAATCTAATTCGTGATGAATTGTTGGAACTTATCCAACAACCAGTAGCACAAGATGTTGTGCCTATTGAAGGTGACTACCTTTTTCAAACAAGGGTTGTTCCTCGTGTAGATCTAGATGATGATAAAGTGGATAGGTATTGGAGGTTGTTTGGAAAGTATCCTAATGA